TGTATGAACTCTACCCGCATCGTCAATTTTAGTAAGGTGTCCTATTTTTATTTGAGACTTCCAATATGCTGTAGTAACACGTAACATATTAGGTGCTCCATCAGATAAATAATCTTCTGATTCTCCTAATACCCATTCTATGATATCATCACCATTGTAGACAAAATTATCTCTCATTGAGGTAAGCTGTCTATATTCTAATGATGGTGAACCTGTATTCCACTCATATGATTTTGTAGCATCATAAAAAGTTCCGTCATTTTGATATCCGGCAATAGGATAACCTGCAGCACCAATAGGATAATGTTGTTGTAATGACGTTAACTGATCTTCATTCATCAACCATCCGTACTTGTCAATAACATCAGCCGCTGTCATCATTTCAATTTTACCTACCCAGTTTCCTTCAGAAATATATCTTGCATCAGGTGATTTATGGTAAAATGTAAGTACAGGATTCCATAGTTCTACATCATAGTCATCTTCTAACATTTTAAAATGCCAGAATTCTCTATCTGCTGTAAGTTTATCACGGAAAGCTCTTTCTTCAAGCTCATCCATTTTAAACCTTTCTTCATCTATAACATACTGTTTTGAAGCCCACTTTTCAGCAATAACTTCATAATCCTTTGCATAGAAATCTTGTATCTCAGGTAATTGTTTTAAAGCGTCAGGTTGTGTCTGTTCTTGTAATGCTTGTGCAAATTCAGGATCATTAGGATCAGCTCCCATCTGAATCATCTTGTTTACAAGTTTTGCTTCTGCATATTGAACAAGCACGTCTTCAATCTCACTTCTCTTACGTTCTAATATTTCATTGTGTGTATATTCATCAACTGCTCTAAAGCTTACTCTTGTGTTTCTTTTTGCAAACTCTGCTACAAGAGTGTTGATCACATTAGGAATAATAGGATAAAATTTTAATTCTAATGCATCATTTTCATCATCAGAAGCTAATTGCTGTACTATATCCTTCATTTCATTGTCTTCTTCAACAATGTAATCAGTCTTGTCAATAATACCTTCAGCTAGCTTATAGTTCTTCATAAGCTTTCTAGCATTTCTGCGTATTTGCTTAATACCGTTCCACTCTAGCCAGTCTAGGTTCCATGCTGCCCACTGATCATCTTTTTCTTTTTTAGACAAAAATTGTAAAGGCTGAGACACAGACCATAACCTGTTATGTTCAGCTTTAGCACCTTTTTTTAAATCTAATGCATTATATATTTTCATCAACGTATACGTTTAAACGGTGTTCTTTTTGCACCTTTTGAATAACCTTTTTTCTTACCTATATTTCTAAAGGGACTACTATTTAATTTATATAAATTTCCTGAATTTTCCAAGTTCCCTTCTATTTCATTTTCAATCTTGACAGGACGTACAGAGTTTGATTCTCTGATTTTTACAAACGCAATCAGAGCTGCAAGTGACACAAGTCTATCCACGTTGACTCCGTCACGGTATGCTTCCATCTCTACTAATGCCATTTTATCAGGTATCCTTCTTATACCATAATGTTTTTTAGTAATTTCTCCGTCCTCATTAATATCTTCATCTACAACTTCTTTCAGTGACTCAATAAGATAATTAAGTAAGTGAGCTTTAAATATTGTACCAGTGTTTTTCCATCCGTACTCTGCATATACAGATTTATTAGATTGTGCTTCTTTTAAGAATAACATCTGATTCTTAGGTACAAGGTATTTTTGCTTACGTTCTTTAATCATGTATTGAATAAACAAAGATATGTTGTTTTCTACAAGTGTCCATGCGTTATACCACTCTATGATTAATCTTAATCTTTTATGAGTATCATTGATGTCATCAAATCTACCACACCATGCTGCTACAATTTTATCACCCTCAATAAAATTCTCTACTGTATCTTGTGTATAACGTTTTACTTCAGTACCTGTTTTATAAACATAAATAGAACAGAGTGATTCAGAAGTAGTTGTTTTACCTTCACCTACGGGGTCAATAGAAGCTAAATACATACCAAATGGTGCTTTAGGTTCTGGTCTCTCCCATACTACAATTGTACCTGTTTTATCTTCTTCATTGAGTTTTATAGGAAATGTGCTGATAGGTGCTTTGTTTGTTTTCTTAACTATAAGCTCTCCTTTTAAATTTTCTGATAAATCAATAAGCTCATAAGGATACTCTTTATCTTCTATTTTTTTCTTTTGGTCACCTACTAACGTAAGAGGGAATTTAGATTCTTCTCTGTAATCAAAAGCTTCTTTTATGTTTCTAGGGTGCTGAGATATCCTTAATTGATAAAGTTCAGGACGTAATTTTTTCTTCCAGTCAGCAAATTTCTCTTCCAGTGCAAGTAATGCTTGTTCTACTAGAGAGTTACCATAGTTATCAATATATGGTGGCATACCCCACTGCTCAGGAATAAATAATCCGGATTTACCTGTAGTACCTTTATCATCTATAAGATCTGTATCTACTGGATATATAGAATTGTCTTCTGGATGCAAGGTCATAGCTTTTAGCGGTTCACAATCTTTTAAGTTACCTACTGATCCTGCACCAATAAATAATCCTGTTGTAATATCACCAGCCTGCATTGCAGGAAATAAGTATTCTGCTGTTTGATCCATAGTAGGTGCAATACCTGCCTCTTCATAGAAGAATATAGTACAAGGTCCCCCTACCCCTTTTGTAGCCGATTGTTCAAAAGACATTCCTTGCATAGTACCTTTTAAACCTACTTGTTTTTTCCTACCGCCTTGAGTAACTTCAATTTTCTGTTGCCATGATAATGCTTTATCAGGATTCATAGGTCTATACCATGCAGTACTTGAGTTAAGGAAAGTCTTATACTCATCTAAGAACTTCCATGAACCGTTACCGTTGATATAATCTTTTAATGAAGCACCTATTTTAAGGACAACCCCTTCATCAAACCACATACGGTTAATCAGTTTACCCATGTGAAAGTATGAAGATGCTATCTGTCTTTTCTTTGTAATACTAGCATGCTTAAAATGTATTTCTGCCAATTCTTCATATAAAGACATATGCAACTGCACATCCCATACTTGAGGAAAATCAAACTTCTTTTTTATTTTGTCATATATTGGTAAGAAATTGATCCAAAAGTAGTAGTCTCTTGGTAAAAACCATGTTTTCCCGTTATTGTGGAATATAACTCCAGCCCTTGACTTTTGCTTTTCAAAGTCCCAGTATTTAATAAAGTCTTTACTTCTAAATGCGTCCATGCAGTAAACGTCACCTTGTTTTCTGAAGAGTCTTGCCTGCTCATTAAATAGTTCAGCTGTTTCATCTAATTCATATTTACCTGGTTCTTTAAAAGTACTTTTTACAAAGTCACGGTATTCTTGTAGATCTGTAAACTCAGTTTCTGTCCATGTACCATTATCCCATGTAGGAATTACTTTATTAAATGCTATTAATTCCATAATTACATCTGATCATATCCTAAATTCTGACCACCCCTCACGTGTGATTCCTGTTCTGCTTCTAAGTCTTTTGCTATTCCCTTATAGGATTGTCTAATAGCATCAAACTCTTTTGCAATTCTTAATAGAGAATTTATGTTACCATCTCTACCTGCAGTTACCTGAGTTGTTTCCATATACTCAGTTAAGTTGTCAAGCATTGTTGTGATTCCTTTATAAGCTCTTACTGTAGGTGTTTCATACATAATTGTAGCTTTTTCTACAGCTTCTATAATCAGTTCATTCTCTGTGTCTATTTCATGTTCTAAATCTAAAAGTACTACTTCTTCTCTAAGATCATGTTTTATATTAAAGTATGGGTTTTCTTGACTAGGACAAGACATGTAAAAGACGTAGGCAAAGATGCTCAGATGTGTCTCCGGAAAATCGTCCATTATAGTTTTAAGCCATTTAATTTGATAACAATGCTCAGTTGCTTTTACCGTTTTATTTTCTATTTCAAATAGCTTTATCATTTTTTAGTTTTTAAGTATTTAATAATAGCGTTAACTTCCTTTTTCATGTAAGGAACTTCATAAGGTATTACTTCTTTAACTAAAGGATCACCTTGAGGATCTGTAGCTACTATAGGGTACCCAAATTTATCTTCACCTTCTTTTTCAAATACAATGTGATGTATTTGCATTTTACCTGGTTTTAAATTGTGATTGTGCTTTAGTATAATATACATATAAATACTAAGCTGTAATGAGTAATGAACTAAATTACAGTCATCTAAATGTGATAAAGGACCTGTCATAGTTTCTTTAACACCTTCCCAGTTAGTGTATGATTCAGTTTTGATTTCTTTATTAGTCTTGTAGTCATAGATGTTCACATAATCTCCTACGACTTCTACACGGTCTGCTTGACCACATATTTTAGCAGAATTTAAATAAACAAGATGTTCCGGATAAATACCTGGCACAAGTTTTTGATCAGGTGAAAGCTTTACATCACCATCAACAATAGGTCTGAATATAGGTAAATCAATACCATCTCTTCTTAATGTGTCGCATGCTAAAACTTCATTTTCTCTTTGATCATGGTACCATGAACCTAATGTTAATGCTCTATTAGTTTCTCCTTCCCATACAGAAATAATCTCTTCAGGCTTCATACCATACCATTTTGATTTTCTATTCTTTGAAGATTTTTCTGCAACAGCTTTTTTATCAAAAGGTTTCTTGAATAATGATATCATACTTGTAACACTGGTCCATTTTTTTGAAGGATCATCAACGCTTTCATATGTGTGAGTATCTGCTTTAAATTGTAATTTCATGATGTTGATTTTTAATTTCCGTAAATTTCATCTTCTTGATCTTGATCTAATACAGCAAACCATCTTGGTA